CTGCGAGTTCTGCAACATTGTCATATACTACGTATAGATAGCTTTTGTTTTCCATAATTACCTCATAGTTTTGCTGATTCGTCTTTTAGGCTAGCTCTACGAGCTAGGTTTTTCTCTACTTGTTTTTTACAGTCCATTAGATACCAGTAATAAGTTCCTTTTTCCTTTTTGACTCCTCTTTTCTTTAGTTTTTCTAAGATAGAATCGATGTGTTCGGTGGATTTTGCGGCTTTTTCTTCTTGAGTGAGTCCTAGGCATTCTTGGTAATACTTAGGAAGTCCAACTTTTTGACCACGCATTGAAATTTCCATGTTTTCGATTAGTTCTTCTCGGTGGTCTTCACACCAACGTCGGCCGATTCCTTTACTTTGAAGTTGAAAAGGGTATTCCCTTCCAGTGTTTGTGTAGAGCTGGCGGCCGAGATCTGAGTTGTATTTCTTCTGGATATAGTCTGCTGTATAACGAACGCTGTCGTAGGTAACGGAGCCTATGTATACGTGTCCTTGTGACCAATTAGTGATAGCAGGTCCGTCGTAGCATTTTCCTTTAATTACATCGTGTTCGAGTGGTGAGAGACCGAGTATTATTGCATGGTAGTGAGGTCTTTCTGTTTTAGGTCCATATTCGCCGCAAGCAAAGTATTTGATTGTACGTCCTTCTAAATTCTTTCTCAGACGCTTAAAATAAAGCGTCAGGTCGTTTTTCCTTAGAGAATGGTGTTCAGGTAGGTTTTCATCAGAATATGTGAGTGTGACGAAACTTCCAATATTTTCGAAGTATTCTAGTTCGTGCATTATTCTAATTGACCATTCTCTAGCTCTTGCTATCTTGCATGCTGTGCAATTATTGCAGGGAGCATAAATTTGTTGTTTTGGTAGGTATACCGGATGTATGCACTGCATATCATAATCTGATGCCTCCACGGTCGATACCATATTTTCTTATTTTGCCTCTTCGTCCTTTTCGTCCTTTTCGTCCTTTTCTTCTAGATCTTCTGGATCTTACGTTGTAAATAGATTTGCTTCTCTTTCTCATTTTAGAGTTCTCCTTTTGGGCTAGCGTTCCATCGCATTATGTTTTCTAATACGATTTCTTTTTTGATTACTTCCTTACCCATGAATTCAACGATTAGGGTGAGGACCCCGTTTTCCACGATTACGGAAATATCTACTTTCCGTAATATCCATTTGACGATAGATAGAAACATAATCACCTCCTATGATTATTTTTTGTAGTATACCATTGTCTGGTAGACTGTCAATGATTATTTAGGTTTTCTATCGGGTCCAATTTTTTGCATTATATCGTCTCCAAACTGTTTACGGATCTTGTTAATGATTCCGCTTAATAACATCTTGACGTTGTCGTTGCTTCTGATGCCGAGGTCTTTAGATATACCGTAGTCGTGTTTTTTGTGTTTATACATGTAAAGTTTAACCATCATGTCGGCTGTTTGAGGTGTGAGATTTAGATCGTGTGCTACTCTATTGGTGATGTCTGAGATCTCACGAGAATTGATGGCTTCATTTGCACGTGCCATTATTTCTTTGTTTTCGGCTTTTAGTCGTGTAATGGCATTTTTTTCTAATGCAGATTTGCCGTAGTCGTATGTGACTTTAAGGTTTCCGTCTTTGTCTTTGACGGTATGTGAGGAAGGTGTGTTTTGAAGATATTCTTTAATTTCTGCTTTTATTTTGTCGATACGGTTTTGGTATTCTTTACCTTTCTCTTGTTTATTGAGTAGTTCGGTTTCTGCTAATGTTTTGGATACGTCGGCAGCACCTTTAGCGAGTTGCAGTCCGGCTGCTGCGCTTTGTAGTCCGCTGGTGATGCTTTCATTACGTGGTGCTGTAGTAGCAGTGGCTGATGCTGGTGAGCCGGCGGCAAGTGTCTTTGAGAGTCCGGCTTTTTCAAGGTCTTTAGCGCGTCTTTGTACGGCGTTGTCTTCTCTTTGCCAGGTTTTATTCTGTGTTTTTTTCATGTATTCGAGGTTCTGTCGGCCTTGGAAAAGGCCGCCGATTCCGGATAATCCTGATAGTACTGTTCCTATTCCAGTTAAGATTGACATTGTTATCTCCTATAGTAGGTGGCAATCTGGACATATTCCTACTTGATGTTAATATGTCCAGTTGACACCAATTGGCGATTGTGGACAGCTAATGCTGTCCACATGAGCATAAAATGAACGATTGTGGGCAAACCACACCAAAGTGGTTTGTCCACATGAGAAACATTGATTATGTGCTCTCTTGTTGAGGCGGCTCTTCGTTGGAAGAGTCCTCTTGTTGTTCTTCATTGTAAAGTTTCATACGTGTATCGTATGATTCCTTCTGTTGTTTAAGTCTTCCTTCTACTTCCTTTTGAGCCATAGATATTTCTGCCATATCTACGCCTTTGTCTCGTGTGAGGAGACTTATATTGTCAAAGTCTATGACTCCGTCAGGTCCGTAGTCGAAGTGTTCTTGTTTCCATAGGTCGGTTCTTTTACCGGCCTGGATGAGCATTTCAACCTGTAGTTTAGCCGGTATGTAGCCGGCTGTTTCCACAAGTTTTTCTCCGCTGTTTTTTTCCATCTTTTTAGGTGGTCGTTTGTAATGTGTGTATACAGTAGTAGATTCCATAGTGATCTCCTTATTAGTCATGGTCTATTAGACCTGGGTTACTGATGATTGGAAGTGGACGTGCGCATGTAATAGCGTTGTTGAGGTTAACGATTAGTCCGTCTTCATCTTGTACGGCGAATATACGCTTAGAAGGATTACATGTGATAAAGCTGTCATTAAGGAGTGGTGCCGATGCGAATTGTCGGCCGAGGTGCCAGTAGTCGAATGTGTCTCGCATTCCTGCGCATACTTGGTTACGTTTTATTCGACATTCGTCGAATCGTCCTTGGTAGCCGAAGATTGTATTGTTCTCTGATTCTACACCAGTAGCGTATATTTCTGATTGAAGTATAGCCTGTTCGCTGAGATTAGCGAATTCAGGAAACGGAAAGTCGTAACGGGTTTCACGTTGCCATTGTCGATCAATGCCTTGTTGATATGCCGGCTTAGGCATTACTGACATAATGCCCATTATGAGACCAAATTCTTGTACGTTGTATTTGCATACGTTTTCAGTGTTAACGCTTAGTCCGTGACCTGCGAGATTACCTTGTGGTGCGTCTGTTTCGCTTTTTGAAGTTTGTAATACTTCGCTTACGATAACAGGTTGTTTACTGCCTCCCAGATACTCGGGTCTCTGTAGTCTATCATCGCGAGGTGATACGCCGAAGTGAGAAGTGAGGAATTCTGTATAGCGTACTCCTGAACGTGCGTTACGTTCCATAAATTTTTGTATCTGAAAAGCTAGCCTCATATCCGCAACGTCGAAGGTACTCGCATCAGACATATCTACTGTATTGTCATCTAGATTACCTTTGGGTATAGTATTATCATAAATTTCAATATCAGAAGCAGAATCTGAACTTGCGTTACTTTGGAATGAAGCACCTTGATTTCCACTATTGGATTTTAATTTATTTCCTGTGTCTCCGTGTTCATATACATAGCCGGCATTATTTTTTCCTGGAACAGTTACATCAGAGTTAAATACAGCTGTTCCTGTTCCAGTAATAGGAATAGCAGGTGTAGTTCCGCGCTGTTGCCAAGGTGTAGAGCTGGTGAAGTAGTCTTTTTCCCAGTTTCTTAAGAGTATAGATTCGTTGTCCAATGATACTTCACTTTGTAGGTTTTGATCGCGGAAGAATTCGTTGTAAATCATGTTGTATGCACGTCGAGGATAATCGAGTGGATAGGAGCCTGTAGGATCAACGTTGATAGGAAAACCTAGATAATCCCAGAGTGATCCTTCTGTGGTATCGGTAGGTGTCCATTTAGGTGGTGTTACGTCTGTTTCTCCGTCTTCACCGCCACTTATGAATTCTTCGAAAGTATCGTCGAGGATACGATAAGGTATGAACCAATAGTGAACGAATACATTGATTTCGTGTAGTACTGGTGCCACCATAGGTTGAAGTCGTATGATTACTTCGTTACCTATATCCCACACGTCTCCAGGTATTGTTTCGTCGCACATTATGGGAATAAGTTCTCCCATATCTGAAGTGAATTTCTTTTCATAACTAAGATTGAATACACTACGTCCAGGTCTGTTAGGTGTTATGCTTTTGAATGGTTGTGGTTTACTCATTTTTGAGGTCCTCCTCGGTAAGATAAGAGCCTTGAATGATTAGGTCTGCATAGAATAGGTCTTTGTAGTCTTCGCCGTTGACTTGCATTGTGAGGTTATTTATTTCACCGACACGATATAGATCATAGTCGCAGAGGTCATATACATCTTCGGAAGTTGCGATATTTCTAAATTTGCGTACTGCGACGTCGTCTTTGACGGCCTGAAATATAGGTCCTGCGAGTTCTGCAACATTGTCATATACTACGTATAGATAGCTTTTGTTTTCCATAATT